CGAATAAATCAAGATGGGAGACTGCCAAAGAGATGGGGATGGAATTTGAAATCGCACCAAAATTGTCTGTAGAAGATGGAATAGAGCAAGTAAGGAGATTGTTACCTAAATGTTATTTTCATAAAAGTAATTGCAAAAAACTTGTAGAAGCGTTAAAAAGCTATTGCAAACGATGGGATGAAAAAAATAATTGTTTTAGGAATAAACCTCTCCACAACTGGGCATCACACTTTTGCGATAGTTTCAGATACGGTGCAATAACAGAACCAATTGATAGAAGCGACTGGAAAAAACCAATTAAAGTCAATACAAGTTACATAATTTAATATGGCAAAAAAAGATAAAGAAATCCAAGATATAGAATTAAAAGGAATACTAGGTAGCCAAATAAGAAATTCTTTAGGTTATCTAGGTGGCGAACTTTCTTCGCAAAGAAGAAAATCTATTGAATATTATTTAGGCGATAAACTTGGAACGGAAATAGATGGTCGTTCTCAAGTTGTGTCAACTGATGTATCGGATACTGTTGAAAGTATCTTGCCGAACCTATTAAGAGTTTTTACTGCTTCCGATAAAGTGGTGCGTTGCGATCCGGTAACGGCAGAAGATGTTCCGGTTTCCGAACAAGCTACCGCATATTTAAACCATGTATTCTACAAACAAAACGATGGCTTTACGCTTTTATATAATTTTTTTAAAGACGCATTAATTGAAAAGAATGGTTTTTTAAAAGTTTATTGGGACGATAGCGAAAAGATAGAACATGAAACTTATAAAAATTTAACACCGGCTGAAAAAACAGCTTTGAATGATACTAAAGATGAAATCGAAGTTGTTGAAGAAGAAGTTATAGTTGACGAAGTTGTAAAAGAACAACAAGAAATAGCAAGACAACAAGCCGAAATGCAAGGGATAGATATTTCGGAAATTGATTTTCCAGATCCTATTTTATATAATTGTAAAATAAAAAGGATAAGACAAATAGGTCAAGTAAAAATAGAAAGCGTTCCACCTGAAGAATTTTTAATTGAAAGAAAAGCTAAAACAATTGAAGATGCTGATTTTGTTGCACACAAAGTTTTCATGTCAAGAAGCCAACTTATTGAAATGGGTTTTGATGAAGATATGGTTATGAATCTTCCACAAACACAAGACGATAATTTTAATTCCGAAGATGTTGCAAGAACAAGAAATATTGAAAGCTATAATTTAGATACACCTACGGATAAATCTACACAAAAAATTTTAATTTTTGAAACATATTTAAAATACGATTACGACAATGATGGAATTGCAGAATTAAGAAAAGTAATCTGTGCCGGAGAAAACGGTGAACATATTTTAGAAAATATGCCATGCGATAATGTTCCGTTTGTTACAATTACTCCAATTCCTATGCCACACAGATTTTATGGAAGAAGTATTTCCGAATTAGTTGAAGATATACAATTAATGAAATCAACTGTGATGAGACAATTGTTAGATAATATGTATTTAACAAATAATAATAGAGTTGCCATAATGGACGGAATGGTCAATATGGACGATTTATTAACAACAAGACCAGGTGGTGTAGTTAGAACAAAACAACCGCCAAGCCAAGTTATGCAACCGCTTCAAGCACAACCCATATCACAACAGGCTTTTCCATTATTATCTTATTTAGATTCGGTTAGAGAAGTTAGAACAGGTATTTCAAAACAAGTACAAGGATTAGACCCTAATACTTTAAATGCAAAAACAGCAACCGGTGTAAATGCGTTAATGACACAAACGCAAATGAGATCAGAATTAATAGCTAGAATATTTGCCGAAACCGGAGTTAAAGATTTATTTTCAAAAATATTTGAACTTATGGTTAAGTATCAAGACAAAGAACAAATTATAGAACTTAATAATAACTATATTCCTTTAAAACCTACCGAATGGAAAGACAAATTTAATATAAATATTGTTGTTGGATTAGGAACTGGCTCTAAAGAACAACAAATTATGATGTTAAACAACATTTTAGAAAGACAACTACAAGGATTCCAACTTCAAGGCGGAAAAGAGATGCCAATGGTAACTTTAAAAAACATTTACAATACATTATCTAAAATAGTTGAAAATGCTGGGCTTAAAAATGTTGACGCTTACTTTGTAAATCCAGATATTGGCAAACAACAAATGCCTCCGCCACAACCACCACCATTAACTCCTATTGAAAAAATAGAATTTACAAGAATTGCTTCGGAAGAAAAACGAAAAATGGCAGAATTACAATTAGAAAACCAAGAATTGATTCAAAAATCTCAAGAAATGACTTTAGACTTTGAGGCGAAGATTAAAGAAATGGCTTTGAAGTACAATACACAACTTGATACGGCAAAAATAAAAGCAGATGCCGATTTAGATAAATTAATGGTAGCAGGAAATAGTAAGATACTTGAACAAGCTCAAAAAGCTGGTAATATGTTAGACAAGCAAGTACAAGGACTAAATGGAAACCAAGGACCAAACGCTGAGGGAACAGGAGATCAGCCGATCCCAACAAGCGAACCAAATATTACAGAGTAATCTTTTTCAAGAGTCCATAGAAACTCTTAAAAAACTTTATTCGGAAGCACTTTTAGATAAAACAGGTGCTAAAGAAAGCGATACTAGGGAAAAACTCTGGATTGCTTATAATGTTGTTGGCAAAGTAGAACAACATTTAAAAAGTATTCTTGAAACCGGTAAATTAGCGGAAAAACAATTAGAAGATTTTCGCAAAGCCGAATCAGAAAAAAAATTTTAACTAAATAAGGTTAAAATAAGCCAAGTCATACGACAGCTTAACAATAGGAGGACTTAATGTCTGACACAAACCCATTACTGAACAATGCGTCAGTACAAGGTGCTGCTAAATCTATTGAGGGAATATTAGACCCAAATACGGCAACTATTAAACCTCAAAAAGAAGCAACACAAGTTGAACCGAAAGAACCGGAAGCGAAAGCAGAAGATACTCAAGAAGTTCAACAACAACCAGAAGCTAATCAAGAAGAAATTCAAGAAGCTCCTGTCGAAGAAGAAGCTCCAGTAGAAAATAATGCTATTGAAGAACAAGAAACCGATACACACCAAGTTAAAGTAAATGGTGAAATTATCGAAGTTGACCTTGAAGAATTAAAAGCAGGTTATCAAAAGGATGCCGATTATAGACGAAAAACTGAAGAATTAGCTCTTGATAAAAGAGAAGCTAAATCTGAAAAAGATCGTCTAGCAAAACAATATTCAACCAAGTTAGATGATTTAAATTCACTTGTGTTGACTTTGAATGCTGAAATAAACAACGATATGAGTTCGAAAGAACTAGACCAACTGTGGGAAGAAGACCCTACGGAAGCTGCGAAAGTTGATCGTAAAATTCGAAGAAGAAGAGATACAATTGCTCAAGCTCAACGAAGATTAAAAGATCATCAAACACAACAGTTTAATGAAGTTGTAAATGAAGAAAAGAAAAGGATATATACAAAATATCCTGAACTTTCAGATCCTGTTAAAGGAAGTAGTTTACAGCGGAATATGTCTAATTATTTATTGACTAAAGGATTTAATCAATCCGAAGTTAGTGCAATTTATGATTCAAGACAATTTGATGTCATAGTTGACGCTATGAATTATCAAAATAACAAAAAGTTGAAACCAACTTTAGTTAATAAAAAGGTCAAGCCATCAAGAGTTGTTAAATCAGGTATAAAAGCAACAAAAGAAGAAATTAATTCTCAATCAAGGTTGAATAAATTTAAGTCGCTTAAAAAATCTGGAAATGCAAAAGATGCAACGGATTTGTTATTGCGATATATATAAACAATAACCTAAACGGAGAAAAAAATGGCTGTATATCAAACATACCAAACAGTCGGCATAAGAGAAGACCTAGCGGACATCATTTATTCGATTTCCCCAACAGAGACACCTTTTATGTCTGGCGTTGCTAAAGCAAAAGCAACAAACACTTCCCACCAATGGCAAACTGATGCTTTGTCTGCAGTTGCAGCAAACCATGCTGTTGAGGGAGCTGATATTTCTTACGGAACTATGTCAGCAACAACTAAAGAAGAAAACTACACTCAAATATCTACAAAAGGTGTGCAAGTTTCTGGAACAAACGAAGCCGTAACTTCAGCTGGTAGAGCTAATGAATTAGCTTACCAAGTTGCAAAAGCAGCAAAAGAATTAAAAAGAGATATGGAAACTGCTCTTTTATCTAATGTTGCAAAAGCAGCTGGAAACGCAACAACTTCAAGAAAGTTAGGCGGTTGCCAAACTTGGATTGAAACTAATGTTGACGCTGGAACAGGCGGATCAGGTGCTGGAAACGGTGCTATCAGAACAGACGGCACTCAAAGAGCTTTTACTGAAGATCA